ACCAGCCCCCGAGGCAGGACCCAGCCGCCAATAACTGCCTAATTGCGGAATAGCCCTATTCCGAACTGGGGGGTTACCTGTGGATAAGTAGGCACCTGTGGATAAGGTAATATAGACCTATTCCGTAATGAGGTGCCCTATGACTCTTAACCCTAGACAGTTCAACAACCAACTACAGATGTTGATGACCGGTAAAGAGTTAATTAACTACATCAACACTCCTAGGCACACAAAGTCAGAATTTAACGAGGATGTGGAACCGTCGGGGTATTGGGCAAGGAAACTTCAAGAAGCAAAAGTCACACCGGAACAACATAATGTTGAAGTCGGTGGAAAGATGCAATGGACAGTTCCTCATGGTTCTGGTATCTACGACAGCGTTAAAGATAAAGGGTATACACCTGAAGGTGAGACTATTGAGTTACGTCATACATCAGATGGCAAGATCCAACAACGAGATGGTGCTCACCGTATAGCTGCAGCTGCTGCGTTAGAAGATGCAGGTGGAGAACCAATTTACTTCCCAGTAGAGCACACCCTTACTGACACCCTTTGGGGAGAACGCGGTAGCACTAACGGTGGGGCCGTTAAGTAACACCTTTGGCGCAACCGTCATATGGGATAACTGTATTTCTAATCTCGAGGGGGTCGGCCCAACCGGCCTGGTAGAGTTCGGTTGATGGAGATTGAAAATATTTCGGGTGTGGATTTAGCTAGTGATTGCATAGTCATAGATAATCCCTTCGGTTGTGTTACCTATTTCAAAAATGATGAGCACATGGTTGATCAGCTGGTTGATAACCTCATCTTTGAACAAGAGTACATCTTAAACGTATTATCCCCTCATGTGTGTAGTGCATCGGTAATTGTGGATGTAGGTGCCCATGTGGGGTCACACACCGTTATGTATAAGACTCTTAACCCTGAGGCTACTGTTCACGCCTTTGAACCTCAAAAGATGTTGTACAAGTTGTTGTGCTACAACGTAAACAAGAACAATCTACAAAATGTCTACACCTACAACAACGCTGTAGGTGAGGCAAACTACATCACACAAATGAACCCCTACTCAACTGATGGGGAAAACAGCATGCAACCTGTTGAGTACGGGACTTCAACCATGTACAACCTCGCTGGAGTGCAAATTGGAGCTGGTGGGGAGGATGTGACTGTCGTATCGTTAGACACCTTTAGAATCCCTGCTTGTGACTTTATGAAGATAGATGTTGAAGGTTACGAGCCAAATGTTCTCCTTGGGGCCAGAGAGATGATTATGAACTCCAGGCCAGTCATTAGCTTTGAGGTTAACGCCAAAAAATCGCCAAACATCGAAGAATCTAGTATTTCAATTCTTGAAGGTATGGGGTATGACTGCCATAACCCCTGGCCAGACAACTGGTTGGCTATTCCAAAATAAAGTAATATAGATACATGGACAAACGCAACTACAACTCAGATCAATTTCAAGTTGCTAACCGTGTTGAACACATGCTACCCGAAGATCCTGCATTTGTATTCCAACGACACACTACCCGTAATGGGAGCGGCCTTCCAATTCAGCATGCTACTGGTGAAGGTTGGGAACGCGTTAGCAACCCTTTTATCCACACTAATGCTAATGGTGAAAAGGAAACACACCCTGCTTACTTCCAAGGAACCATGATCCACCCAGGTAGTGGTAGGGGTGGCAATGAAGACGCCAATATTGCAGGAGATGACCTTCAAGCTTCACGAAGAATGCGTAACAAGGTAATAGACAACTTGTTACCCATAAATGAAACACTTGTTAATCAAACTGGTGTTGACAAAGATAACCTTCGTAAATCATTGTACAACTCTGATCTTGATATTAAGGATATTGAAAAGGTTGTCCCTAAGGGGCCAATGACAGTTAAAGTTGCAAAAATTGATTATGGTGGGCACTATAACGGCAATTATAATGATAGGCATATTGCTATAAATAGGAATATGGTGGATAACCCACCTGTGACACCTTCAAAAGTAGAAGAAGTAAAGCAAAACACAGGTGCTGAGACTTCACGGCAACGAACCTCCGAATACCAAAGAAACTTTAATGGAATAATGACCCATGAACTTGGTCATGCAATTGACCCCTTTGTAGAATCTCCACTAAGGAACAGTGATCAATTTAGAGAACGTGGTCAATCTAAAAAAAGTTACCCTCACCCAATACATGAAGGTGTTGCTGAAGGGTTTAGTCAACAACGAGGGCAACCTCAAACCTACAGTGAACGTAGTTGGAAAGATCCAGTTAACCAGGCACTTTACATTGCTTCCTTAAGTCACACCTATCAACAACCCCGCAGGTACCAAGGTACTGGTGTTGACCAAAGCCTAGAACCTACATCAGCAGAAGATATGGTTGCTAAACACGTTAAAAACGTTCAGGGCCCTCTTGACGCTAAGTTGACTAGTCCTCTTCCTGAAAGGAAGAAAGCACAACGAGAAAAGGGCCTCTTGCAATACGCACAAATGAAAGCACCTATGCACACTCTTGGAAGAATGTGGGAGGAATTACCACACGTTAGAGATACCTTGCGAGCACATGGTTTGCATGATGTTGCAGAAGACGCCGCTGAGCACTATAAGATGTTTACTCGTGGAGTTGACCCAGATCAACTTGAATTACCTCTATAAAACAAAAAAGTAGGAGAACTAATGGAAATTAATGATGTAATGGACTTTAATAAGTGGTTAAAATATGGTGTTGACAACAATTGGTGTGGGCCAGCAGTGTGCGAAACGCATGATGGACTGCCAATGAGTGAGCAAGAGAACGAAGAATTCTGGGAAAGTGATCCCTGCATTCACATTTTACGTCTCTATACCTCTGAAGAACACCGAAAAGCGGTTGAAGACGCTCATTCACCTTCAGTTTGGCGCAACATCTAACAATTTTAGGTAGTCAGCCATCTTTTTTCCCGTTACTTCAAGGGAATAATTGTCTTTAATCATCTTTTTTGCGTTTTCACCCATCTTTTTTGCCTCATTTTGATGCAAATGGACGTATCGCATAGCTTCAGCAGCTGCATAAACGTCAGGTTCCGCCCAAGTGTAGCTTGCAGGGTATGGTTCTACCCCAGAACCCACCTCAGTTGGCTTCCAAGGTATCAAAATTGAGTTTGAATCATTACAAAAATCCATATTTCCACCATAAGCGGTTGTGATTACTGGTTTACCAAGCGACATTGACTCAGAAATAGTTAAACCAAGACCTTCTGAACGGTGTAGTGACACATAGCAGTCAGCAAGGTTTAGTAATGCCCCATTAAAGTCATGGTCAACGTGGTTATTAATAAACATGATGTCACTTCTATTCTCTGCTGAGTAGACCATGGCGTTATGGTAACTGGGGTAAGACTCAGCGTTAATAGATTTGATGATAAGGACAGGGCCTTCGTTTTCCGCAAAGGCTTCTTTAAAAGCTTTGATGGTCCCCATTGGGTTTTTTCTACCCATGGTTGAGTGGAAACTAAAAGTGAAGAGGAAAACAAACCTATCTTTGCTTATTTTTAAGTTTGTTTTTGTTATCCCTTCTTTTACTGGTGGGGGCAGTAAAGGGATTGGCATCTGCTGAACTTTTACATTTGGCGGAGCAACTTTAGAAAAAGCATCAGTTATAAATTTTGATGGTGCCCATACTTCATTCACATACGAATACCCAATGTGAAAGAATGGGGGTACTTTTTCTAGTTCCCAAAACCACTGGCCAATTGTGTACTTGTGCCCGTGCTGATCCCACCTAAGTTGACGTAAATACATGGGGAGTTCTGGGGAGTTGATTGAAATAATGCATTTATCATTCCTCCACTCATCTTCAGTTTCAAAAGGGTAAGCATCCCTATGTGCTGGGGTAGTTACCTTTAACGCAGAAACAGGATAGTTAACGGCCCTTAAAGCCCTAATGACTAATCTTCCAGCTTCACCAATGCCAGATTCCCCGTTAAGAAGACCAACAACGTCTACACCCTTAGTCATGCCTACTCCCTGTTATTGAACTTAAGTAACTTAGCACACAGCACATTTTGGTACAATATACAAGTGACTATTGAAAACCACAAACAATGTGACACTTCTACTCAGTGTATTTACTGTGGCGGACAACTTGTACCAGAGCATGCGCATTACAAATGTAAAGATTGCGGGCAAAGAGATGCCTGCTGTGAAGGAGTGTATTGATCAGAAAAGCCTTTCGGAGTATCATAAGTATTTCAAGATGGTCCCTTATAGCTTTATCAATATTTCCAATAAGTTCAGCAAAAGCTGACGCCAATCCAATAATTACGGAAATTACCGACTTCTGGTTTTCTTACTCAGAACCAACCCAGTTTTTGGCACAAACATATCAGTCACCTGGATTTGAGTCAGACCCCCAACTTTGGCTATACAATGCTGATACAGATGAATTAATCATTTCTAATGATGATTATATTGGTCTTCAGTCTAAGATTGATCTAGAAGTTCCCGCAGGTAACTACCGTTTACGAGCAGGTACTTGTTGCTGGGAACCAAATGTTTGGCGTGATGGTATTACTTGGAACATTCAATATGAGTTATCCTTTAACGGTAATCCCGTAAACACAACAACCACAACCGTACCGGAGACAACAACAACATGGGCCCCAACTACAACATCCACGGAACCGCCGACGACGAGTACTACTACTGCCCCAACAACGACTGTGCCTGTAACGGAAGTTCCAACCACCGTGGAAACGACAACTACGACTACGACCAGCACAACCTCGCTGCCTCTGGAGACTACAACAACTACTGTTGTGGACACTGTGGCGCCTTCTACAACGCCTACGACGACCCCTCCTGTGACGACTGTGGAGCCCCCGCAGACTTCTCTAGCTCCTACAACTACTTTAAGTCCGTTTTTCCCGACAACTTTGACGACCTTGCCAAACACTACGACAACATCTTTGGCTCCTACAACAATTCCGGAGAATACAGAACCACCTATAACGACCGTACCTGAAGAAGAAATAGTAATACCTGATAACCCCACGCCAGAAGAAGTTAATGAATTAGCGGAAGAATTAGTTTCTTCAATTGATGAGCTATCTGACGAAGAGATCACTGACCTAGTAGAATCTATAGATGTAAGTGAACTAACCGAGGAATCAATCGCTGCGGTCTTTAGCGACGAAGTACTTAACGAACTATCTGATGACCAGGTAACAGAACTTATTGACGCAATTGTTCCAAGCGAATTGTCTGATGATCAGGCTTTGGCGCTCTCAGAAGCACTAACAGAAGCCCCAGACAGCGTAAAACAAGAGTTTGAGCAGCAGCTTGACGTATTTGGTGGACAGTTTGATACTTATGTACCAACTGGTTCTGCCGTCCCAGTAGGCGCACGACGAGTAATTGTAGCTGCGGCAGTAGCAGCTTTTGCCATGCCAGCCCCTTCTAGCTCCTCAAGGAAGCAACCATGATTAAGAAATTCTTTAAAGAAACGTCCGCGCTCTCTTGGACCCTTGGTGGTACAGCTTTAGTACTTATTACACTTAGTGGCCCTACCAAAGTAATTGGTCTTTGGATTTCAGCATTTTCCCTAATTGTCCATTTCTTGGGCGTTCTCTTTAGTCCAGATGAAGAAAAGGAAGAGGATACAGAATGAAAAAAGTTGTACTATTGTTATTACTCTTAAGCGTATCCGCATGCTCTGATAGATACAGGAACCCAGAAGATGACCCAAGAAACCAGACCACAACGATCAGTCCCATCACGGCGACGCCTTTCCCCTGACGAAATTGAAGCCAGAACACGGGCAGTTGTAATCATATGCCTAGTAAGCGTTTTATTAGGGAGTGTTGGAGCCCTGCTCTATTCTTTGATTTTTGTTTACCAGCCGGCGGAGCAGTCACCCAATGATGCGGCTTTTCTTAAAATCCTTGAGCCTCTTATGTTTAGCATTGGCGGCGCCCTTACTGGTTTGGCTGCTGGTCGTGCTATGTCTTCTGGTAAAAAAGATGAGGACGAATAAATGGAACCGATCTACATCCCCGTCGTAGTTGCGTTAATTGGAGGGCCAGTAATGTGGTTTCTTAGTCGTTTTGACAAGCGCAATACAGAACAACATGGTCAAAACATGAAAATCCTTGAAAAAGTAGATATCAAGATTGACCAAATGAACTGGAAAATAGACCGTATGGACGGGAAGGTAGATCGGGTAGACGAAAAAGTTGAGCGTCTAGACAACCGTGTAACCAATATTGAAAAACCTGTAGTTAAGTTGCCGCGTAAGAAAAGTGTATAATTAATATTTGAGTGCTCTTTGGGTGGGTCGCCTGCGGGCGGTCCACCCAACTTATTATCAGTTAGAATGGTGTTATGACAAATAGCCTCTCATATTCCGTAACTAAAGGATTGCCATGGGAACGCCTTATCATTGTCCGAGATAGGCGTACGCACCGTATTGTCAAACCCACAGAAGCACGTGGGTATGTAAAAACCAGCACTAATGGTCGTGTACCTTTTGATATTCAAATTACAGGTGAAGGCGGAATCCTAATTTCACTCACTGACGAAGTTACTTATGATCTACCAACTGGGGATTTAGAATTTGACGTAGTAGCAACAACCCCGCTTAGGCGTATCTATTCAGTAGGTCCTACTGAAATTACTCAACCTGTTGCAAAAGGTACACTCAGTGTTACCGGATTAAATAACATTACCCCCCTGGAGGATACGCAAGCGATGGAAATCAGATTCAAACAACGTGTTGATTTCCGCCGTACATTTACTTGGCGCGACTCTACAAACACCCTTATTTCTGTACAAAACGCGTATATGCAGGCAAAAGACTCAACTGGGGCAACAGTACTTGACCTCCGGTGGTACAGCACTAAGCCAAGTGAAGAAACAGTTGTTGCACTCACTGCAAACCGACGTGGTTATTTAGCCCCAATTGCTGGGGGAACATTAGAAATGCATGTATCGGATAAGAATACAGTTCCAGCAGGAGCTTACCCATTTGACATGTTTGTTCAAGACTCAGCAGGAGATTGGGATTGTCTCGCATCAGGAACAGTGGTTGTTGAAGCGGCAGTATCGGCTCCCCCCACATGACAACAGTAGAAGTAACTAAAAGCCCAAGCAAGTATGTAACAGTAACTAAAACCTCTACAATCTCTACTGTTTCTAAACCATTAGAAGGTGTATTAGAAGTACATGATCCTGGTATTGCCGGTCCTCCAAATACCCTAACACTTGGATCTGTTACATCAGGAGCTACTGCAGCAGTGTCTATTACTGGCGCTGCTCCAACTCAAACAATTAACTTTGTACTACCAGTTGGTGGCAATTACACGCATACCCAATCAACAGCGTCTTCAACTTGGACAATTACCCACAATCTTGGCTTTAGCCCCGCAGTATCCGTAGTGGACAGCGGCGGTAACCATGTTATAGGTGATGTAAACTATGTGTCAGTTAATGTTTTAACTATTTCCTTTTCAGCCCCATTTGGGGGTTCGGCTTACTTATCGTGAGGTACCATGTCTAAGTTTCTAAATAATCTTGATCTCAATGGCAATGAGTTGCGCAACGTAAGGTTGCAAAACCTAGCAACGGCCCCGTCAACCAGCGCATCCGCTGGTGGCATTTACTTTGATACCGTTGGTAACGTTATTAAGTTTCATAATGGGACATCTTGGATAACCGTATCAGTAGGTGGTCCAAACACTTATCAACCTCTTGATGCTGACCTTACGGCTATTGCCGCCCTGACAGGAACCGCCGGCTTCCTTAAGAGCAATGGTTCAGGAACTTGGACTATTGATACTGCTACATACCTAACCTCAAGTACTGGTGTAACCACGGTTAACGGTTCTAGTGGTGCTATTTCTAATGTGGCCCTAACCACTAATACTTTGGCGCAATTTGCTGCTACTACATCTTCCCAGCTAGCAGGGGTAATTTCAGACGAAACTGGTACTGGCGCGTTGGTGTTTGCTAACACCCCAACATTTGTTAGCCCTATCCTTGGTACACCCACATCAGTAACTCTTACTAATGCAACCGACCTTCCAGTTGCAACTGGTATTTCTGGGCTTGGTACAGGTGTTGCTACGTTCCTGGCCACCCCGTCATCTGCCAACTTGGCATCTGCAGTTACAGATGAAACTGGTACTGGGCTACTTGTTTTTGGTACCAGCCCTGCAATTACTACCTCCATTACTACTGGTAGTGCTTCTTTTGCCCTTGTTAATACAACTGCCACAACAGTTAACTTTGCTGGTGACGCAACTACCGTAAGTATTGGTGCTGCTACTGGTACCACTACTATCAATAACAACACCGTTATTACAGGTAACTTGACGGTTAACGGTACAACTACCACCGTAAACAGCACAGTTGTAACTGTTGATGACATTTTAATTGAGTTGGGTGCAGTAGCGGTCCCAACAGATGTCACCGCCGAGGAAGGCGGTATTAGTCTTCTTGGTTTAACTAATAAAACTATTAAATGGTTTGGTGCTACTGCAGCATGGACATCTTCAGAAAACTTTAACATTGTTACTGGTAAGACTTACAAAATTAACGGAACAGATGTACTTTCAAGCACAACTTTGGGTTCTGGAGTAGTTTCTTCATCACTTACCTCAGTTGGTACAATTACCAGCGGTACTTGGACTGGTACAACTATTGCTATTGCAAATGGTGGTACTGGCGCAACTACTGCAGGTGGTGCTAAAACTAACCTTGGCTTTACAACTAAGTTTGCTGAGCCTATTGGTGACGGTTCTGCCACGTCATTTACGGTTTCTCACGGCCTTGCTTCACGCGATGTGCAGGTATACGTTTACGAAACAAGCTCACCATGGGAACGAGTGTTTCCTGATGTTAAGCATACCTCTACGTCTGTGGTAACTTTGGAATTTGCAGTCGCCCCAACATCCGCACAATACAGAGTCGTAGTTACTGGTTAATAACATAAAGGAAAACAATGGCTAACTTTTTAAAATCCCTTTTTGTTAAAGGGATTGAAATTGATCCAGATGGGGCTACAAGTGCCCAGGTATTGTCGTATAACGGGACAAAGTTTGTTCCAGTAACAAACAGTGCTACAGCAACAACAGATGCAAGCCTATTAACTTCTGGTACTTTAGATAACGCTCGTCTACCAGCAGCAGCAACAAACATTACTTCTGTAGGTACTTTGGGTTCTTTGGCAGTTACTAACGGTGTGACAGCAGCAACTTTTACTGGTGCATTAACGGGTAATGCCTCTACTGTAACTACCAACGCAAACTTAACAGGTGATGTCACTAGTGTTGGCAATGCTACAACTATTGGAGCAAATAAAGTAACGCGTTCCATGTTGGCCGCAACAGAACAAATGCCAGTAGGAACCATTCTTATGTGGGCTGGTGGTAGTACTACTACAGCAACTTACACAACTTCTGATGTTCCAGATGGGTTCTTACTTTGTGATGGTACCGCAGTTTCTCGCACAACATACTCGACTCTATTTACGAACCTTGACATTAGGTATGGCCAAGGAGATGGTTCTAGCACCTTTAACTTACCTAACCTTATTGCTTTTGCACCAGTTGGCGCTAAAACTGCTTCTGCAAAAACAAATGGTATTCGTGGTACGGCTAATGCCGTTGCTACCAGTTTTACAACTACCGAAGCTACTTCTGCAACAGCACACCACTCCCACACACTGACTGGCTCAAACTCCACTGCTTCAAACATTGCTCTTACTGGTTCAAACTCTACTGCTTCTAATATTGGTATTACTGGTTCTAACTCCACTGCTTCAAACATTGCCATAACTGGTGGAAACAGTAATATTGCAGCAGGGTACCACAGGCATGCTTATCAAAAACCAACTTCTAACTATTTTCAAACTGATACTAACTATGCTAACGCTGAAGTACTTGGTTCTAACAGCAGTATTGGCCTTAGCGGTAATAATGCCGCAGCTTCCAATATTGGCCTTAGCGGTAGTAATGCTGCAGCTTCCAGTATTGGCCTTAGTGGTAGTAATGCTGCAGCTTCTAACCTCTCAGCCGCTACTCTAACTTCTGGAAATACAACTGCACATAGCCACACAATTTCTGGCCACGCGGTTGTTTACATCATTAAGTACTAAGGATTACACATGACAGATTTTCCTAAAAGACTTCAAGATTTTTCAAGACCTCAAACCATAGGTAAATTCTATAAAAAAATAGGTACAGATGATTCTGTTGGAGTTTTTAGTTTTACAAGAATGGTTAATCCAAAAAATGCATTAGATGTAGATGTACCAAATGAACAACGTTGTGATGCTCGTTCTAAAAAAGGACCATCTGGATTCCATGATTGGAACGCTGAAACAAATACTTGTAGTTGTGGGTCTACCAGTAAGCCCTATGGTTTAACACATCATCACTACATTAAATTTAATCAACTTGTGTGTATGCACACTGTAATGGATATTCCACCGTGCAGCGTAATTATGTACATGGAATTAAAGAATCCAGAAGATGAAATTAAAACTATTGAAGATTACCATCACGAGCACACCAGGACACTCCAAGAATTATTTAGATTAATTATTGAATGGGATTTTGTTTATACAAACTTTAACAATAGAGAAGAAACAGCTATTGTTTGTAACGAAATTATGTCAAATATAAATATGCCAAGTGAAGTTAAAAACTGGTTTATTGAAGAAATGCCATCAGAAAAAGTTGGTAGGTATTTAGAAGGTAACACAGACGCTAGGGTTAGAATTCCTGAATTAATACCAGATCTACCTGATTTTGTAAGTGAATGGCTCTTAGATAATGTGCTCCATAACAATAAGGGTATTGGACGATATGACAGATTTGAATCCTAAAACTTTAACTGGTAGCTATGGTGAAGACAGTCAACCTGGGTATTTTTACCGTAAACAAGGGGTTGACGACACTAGAGGATTATTTTGTGTTACTAAATTTGATGATATTCCAAAACAACTACTAGATAATGGTAGCTACATTAGGTGTGATGCTGGACATCCAGGACCGCGTAGCTTCCATTCTTGGAATGGGTCTTTGTGTTTATGTGGTCTTAATACTCCCCCTGATGAAATAACAGGGCATCACGTAGTTAAAATTGATGATATATCTGCATCTTTTCCAGTTATTGATGCTTATCCTTATGGGGCAGTTGTTTACATTGAACTAACAACTTCAGAGTTAGAAGACCAACTGGTATTAGAACCGCACCACACTAGAACTTTGCAAGAAATCCTAAGATATTTAATTGAATGGGATTGGGCTTACACTGAATTAAACAGTATTGAAGAAATTGCAATAGTTAGTAATGGTATAGTAACCACTTTAAATATTCCAACTTCAATAAAAGACTGGGTAATTGACAATGTTCCTGAAGAAAAGTTGGGCCGCTTTCTTAAAGGTGAAACAAACGCTCGGGAAAGAACAACAAAACACATCCCAGATCTCACCACAGAACTTGACGAATGGTTATACTACAAAATTAATGAATGCAAAACATTTGGAGAATTTGGAGAATAAAATGGAAGTGACATTCCCTGCTGGAAAATCAGGAATGATTGCAGTCTACGATGGGTTACTTGATAAAAGTTGGTGTTCTTCTTTAATTCATAAATTAAAACCCGTTTATGAGTTAATTTCTTTTGATGGACAAACTGTGGATGGTGTACAGAAAGCAATTAAAAGAACTGCTGATTTACCATTTATGAATATGGAGCTATTAAATAGTAACGGTTTATCTTGGGAATCTGACTTTAAAAAAATTGACGAAGCCATTGTTGAAGGTATAAAAACTGCATTGTCCCATTACATGCAACAATACCGATCTCTTCATAGTTTAGTATTTCCAGTTGATTCTGGTTTTAATGTACAAAGGTACACAAAAAATGAAGGATTTTATAGAGAACATGTAGATTGTGTGCCCTGGGATACCTCTTCAAATAACAGAATTCTTGCAGCAATAGTTTATTTAAACACCGTAGAACACGGTGGCCACACTAACTTCCCCCTACATGAAGTGTCTGTTGCCCCAGTTGTTGGAAGGATTGTGCTGTTCCCAACGGCATGGACTCATCCTCATGAGGGTTGCCCATCTTTTTCAGAAGATCGTTGGTTAATTAATACGTTTATCATGTCAGGTCTTGTTGATAGTATTCAACCTAACAACACACCCCTTCCACAAAACAATGACCATGACCATTTTGATCCAACGGATAAATTTGAATGGCAAGAAACAGGAGTAGAAAATGGCCAGTAAACCCAAAGCCCAAAGCCCCAATGTACAAGTAGACATTAATAAGTAATTGAGTCCCTTGTAAATCAGATTGCCCAGCAGGCTCAGCGTGTAGCTGTCCTAGAGGCTACAATTGATGCTATACAGAAAGCCCCTAATGCACCTGGTTCTCAGGAGGAAGAGTGATTGTTCACATGTACCTTACAAAACAAAATAAGGCTTTGATTGCCTCTTATGCCCGTAGCGTCCTCGGAGCCGCCGTGGCTACCTACACAGCTACACAGGACTGGAAGTTGACCCTAAATGCTCTCTGGGCTGCTGCTGGAGCGGCCTGAGCT